ATTTTTCAGCTTCCTCTTTCGTCTGAAAGGCTTGGCTTGATATTAGATTTTTCCCTATAGTCACAACGTAGCCTTGTTCCTTGTTGCCGCAGATTGAGAATGGCGACTCTTCTATTCGTTCGCATTCAATGACACTTATTTGGTTTTTCGGCGATAGTGAGATGGTTTCTTTTTCCATGTCTTCATTTTTTGATAGTTCCGATTTGTTCGTACGTGATTTTCGTAATAACAGTGTCTCCGTTTTTAAAAGTAGATGCCGACTGACTTACGAATTGCTTCGCGTTGCAACTTGTAAGCAGCACGACTGCTGTTGCGCAGATGGTCACGATGATCGCAACAATCATCTTGTTCTTAGTCCACCCTGTGGACTCAAGAAAACCTTTGTTTTTTCCATTCATGTTAGAATAATTGAAGTTGAACACCACACTTTTTTACGACACGGGTGGTGTATACGTGTGTTTGGCCCTGCTGATCCGTTTTCTTCTCGACGCGGACTTTTATTGTCTTGTAAATTGTTCGACTTGTTTCTTCCTGAGTAAGGATCACTCCGTCCTCGTCAACTATTGTTTGCTTGTGGTAGATCATTCTTCTCTGTGAACATTCCATACCGCTTCATTTTTTCTAATGTAGTTTGCTCGGCAAATTCCATGTTCCATAGTTGTTCGAGCGTCTTCTGCTTCTCCAGTTGAATTTTGGCGAGGCGTTCCTTGAGCGCCTCACCAAGCGCTTGCTTACTCATGGTGTACTTGCGTTTTCCATATTTCGGCGTCTATCGCGTACCCATCATGCATCAGTCGAACGCTTGCGTAGAAGTAGCCGTCCTCTAATTTTCTTTTTTGCACGCACTGGTATTCGGCCGGAGCGACATCTGCGTTTGCGACGGTTTCTTTTGCCCGGTTTATGGCGCTTTTTAACACGGGACATGTTTTAACGAGATACCGACCTTCTCTCGTTACCTTTAAGACTTGATAGATTTTCATGGCTTTGATTTTTAGTTGTTTTTAAGTCACGTTTCAAATGTATCGATTTCATTCAGTTTTTCCAAGCTTTTCCTATAGGATTTTTTTATCCAAACATCAGAGCTATAACCCAAGGCTTCTGTTCTCTCTTGATGATACTTTAAACACTTGAAATACAATTGTATACCCTTTTCATCTGATATATCGATTTTCTCCCCGCACACATATCTTTTTTTCTGATCGAGTTTTTGCATCCACAGTTCCTCTCGCTGGTTCTCGTCAAATATTTTATTTCGAATATAAATTGGTAGCGCCACCCTTGCTCCCGAAGGCATCCTGTAGTAATCTTTCGTTGAAATCCCTCTGAATTCATTAAAACACTTCCCTTCGCCTTCAGCGTATCCTTGGCCTATTCCTTTCGAAGTCCACACCTTGGTGACGAAGTCTGGATGCTTTTCGTCGATTTTGAATATGTATTTTATGATGTAATTTACGGTTTTCTCATTCACAAACTCTCCATAGTCTACAAATCCGTAATTCCATACCTCTTCCACTTCTTCTTTACTTTTCTCCGTCCACAATATTCCGTGTAGATGCATTCTTTGTGAGTCGTTCCCACCTAATTCGCATATCAAAAAATGTTTTATACCGCTCCTGTATTTTTTATACCATCGCTTCCTAAATAATTCGATGCTTCGACTTGCTACACTCAAGGCTTCTTCTTGCTCGAATTTTGATAGAGATTCATCGCTGTATGTCATTGTCACGAAGTGTGCATTTTCGGGATGATTTTTCAATTCGATCATTAACCTCACCCGCCACTCGTTTGCTCGTTTTTTTCGACACTCAATGCATTTTCCGCATCCGATTGCTACAGCCTTTTTTCTCTCGTCGTCACAATACGGTGTATGTCCGCCGTTTTTCTTGTTCGGTAGATACCTCTTGTTTCTTATTAATTTAGGATATAAACACATGTCGAAGACACCATCAATCAGCCGGAGCACAGTGGAGGCTGATATAGGCCGGCCGTGAGGCTGATAGGCCGTACAAAAACCTTAATAAAAAGGAGGATTGGGCTTGCCCTTTCCTCCCCCTATAATTCTCTGCAGCCGAAGGCTTGCGCCTGTCGTAGACACCGCTTTTTTCAGGGTGTCACGCCTCAGTTACTTTTGGAACCCGCAGCCTTTCCCGAGAATTCTTTTCTTGCTATTTTGTCAACCCTCTTGCGCCTGCCGCGGCACCGACAGTGACTCCGATAGCTTTCAACACTCGATCACCCAAGTCCATCCAGAATTTCGGAGTTTTTTCGATCCCGTATTCGTATTTCGTCGTAAGTTCCCTTAACGTTTGTTGCGCTCGGTTTGTTGCTGCGTTTTCTATTGCGGCGAGTCCGGAGTTCTTTGCAGCCTCAGCCTGTATCATATTGCTTAATGCTTCGATGAACAGGTATTTTTTTCGTTCGGTGTTCAATTCCGCGAGGGCTTTTGAATTTTCATTTTGCCCTTTTGCCGCTTCTGACTCCGACAATGTCTTAATGATCTCTGCTGCATCTTTTTTCGTCGGAAGTCTCGTTGAGTCGATTCGATGATCGCCATAGAAGTCGTCGTAAATTTCGACACCCCAGCGATCATTGTCTTCGATAGCCATATCTTCGAACATCTTTCGTACGTTGTCGATGTATTGACTCTTTCCTCGTTGAAATATTTCCCTCACCTTGCCCTCTCTCATCTCTTTTTCGGTTTGTGCCTCTTCGGAGGTTTTCAAAGCTTCAGCCTTATTTTGCTCGGCTTGACTATCCAGCACTTTTCCTTGTTTTTTCAGATTGGCGAGGTTTAGGCCCATTTCGATTTGATTGGCTCTCATCGCCCATTGTTCCGCCGGAGAATCCGCCGTCCCTGCATTTGCCCCGTGCGCTTGCCCCATGGGTGCCTGAGTCATGAATCCGCTTCCGCCTCCGGAGCCGCTTCCACCGTACATAAGTCCGACGGATAATCCGGCTTCTTCCATTTGCTTGCGCATGGCGGCGTAGGATTGATCTTCGTAGGATCGCTCGTAGGCTTCCATTTGCCTCTTAAATGCATTTTCTGCGGCCTTTTCACCCCACCGGTAATTCGATTCGTTTGCCGCTTCGTTTAGTTTAATTTGGTTCTCGAGTTGCCTTTTGGCTCGCTTCCTGTTTCCTATGCCGAATAATCCGAGAATACCACCTCCGGCGCTCGCAGCTTGACTCACGGATTGAGCGCCTGCACCTATACTGCTCAGTGCTGATAAGAATGCTCCCATTTTTCACTTTTTTTTAAAAAAAAATCAAGATACCTTCTCGTTATATATGTATAATCGTCTACCGCAGTGAACCTCTGTAAGTTACCCCCCGCTTAGCGGGGGGTTCACTCATGACGATTTACGAAGGCCATTGCCCTATTTGTCCGGATCGACCTTGTTCTCGATTTCGGACAATTCTTGAGCCTTTTCGACAGGCTTCAAGACATCCATCCTCTG